CCGAAAACCGTGCGGCACTGTGCATCGGTAATGTCACCGGCAGCAATACGCGCCAGCACGAAACGCGCAAGTTGCAGCAGACGTTCACGTTCTCCGTTGCGGTAAGCTTCGCGGAAGCGTGCAACAAACTCTGCAGCGGTTTGATGTTTTAGTAGTAAGGCCATATTAGTTATTTCCTGCAGTAATGGTGCCACCAGTATTAATGGAGACAGGTTGAGTTGCTACAATAGAAGCAGTAGTAAGAATTAGATCAGTACCAGAAGTACCAGCAGTACCATCTGCTACAAAGTCACCAGTATTATCTGCCATTCTAAACCAAGTAGCAGTACCAGTAGCGTTAGCACTAGAGTCTTGGGTAATAGCATCAAAGGTAGCTACACCACCAGTAATACTTGAAGTAGAAGTAACAGAGAAGGTAAGTTCTGCAAGAAGGGTAGTAGCAGTACCACCTTTAGCTGGTTGAGTACCATCATAGATCTTAATAGTACCAGCACCTGCATCAGCATCAATAGCACTGGTAATCTGAGTTACCATGTTTGTGCGAATAGTATCAGCAATTTTCAAAGCCATTATTGTGCTCCTTTATTGTATTTATCAAGTAAAGTAAGGGAAGTATTAATAGCTTCTTCTTTATCTTTACAAGTAACTGTTTCTACCATTTCGCTTGTCTTACGATTATAGATTCGAACAATCCTAGAACCGTCAATTTGACCAATCATCTCATGATAAAAGGGTTGTTTATTTGCAACAGTCATGGTAACTGTTTTGGTAGTTTCTGCTTGAATTCTTTGTTTAGCAGTTGGCTTCTTTTTAAACCATTTCGTAATAAAGTCAAACATATTAGACCACCATATAGATAAGTTGAATGCCAGTAGACGTAGCAACTGACAAAGTAATATTTAGAGCTTCACCAACGGCTGTTTCACACCAGCCCTGCTCAGTATAGGGAAGTACCAGACCACCATTAGCAGCAAGGGGAAAGATACCAGTAATATCAGTAGTACCTGATTCAAGGTTAATACTGTTAGCCAGAGTAGTAATAGCTACAATACCAAGTACACGGATTCTGCGTCCTGCTTCAGCAGCAACAAGTTCTGCTCCAGATGTAGCGGTAGTAAGAGCTTTACGACGAACCGCTGTATTAAGCGGTGGGACAATACATACGTTCATTGCCATTTATTTATTCCTTTAGGTTAGATAGCCCTTGACTGCGACTATCGGCATAGAGAGTGCTACGCGACAACACTTTATCTTACATGTAACATTAGTGGAATAACCACATGAACTAGGATCACTATCATACACATGGCGACTCCTAAAAAAAAAAGAGAGACAGAATCCTTGTCCTGTTGAACTTAGACTCGTCTCTCTGTGAAACGCACTTTTTGTTATTATTGTAACCTAGTAATTAAGTCGTCTCGCCCGGGCCAGTGACATAGTACTCGATTTTGACTTTCCACGGACCACCAGTAGTCTCTGCACCAACACCTGCATACTTAGCATAGACAGGGGTATCAACAGTAAGGGGGGTCATCATGGCAGAGCCAACAGCAGCAGCACCAGCCGGGTGGTAACCTTCACCAGTAGTAGTCAGCACACTGAAGGCACTGATAAACTCGTTAGCACTGGAAGTAGAACCAACACTGACACTTGCCGAAGTAGTTGCATCCGAAGACACAGCACCAACAACATACAGCCCCTCAATAACAGCATTCTTGGGAAGCCATGCCATGATAGAGGCAGTCGTATTAGTTCTAGCAACAGAAATGATCTTTTCCTGACAACTCCGTGGCTTGGGGTAGCTAAGAGTAATAGCCATATTTATTTCTCCTCTTTATATAATTCCATTAGTTTTGCATCGTAGTCTTTTCTTCCAACGTGTTTAAGGTTAATCCAAGGATGCACATACGAGATGTGCCCATAGTTCTCATAAAGTCCTACTAGGAAGGACATATCCTCACCCCAGTATTTACGATTCCTTACACCAATCTTGAACAGATCCCGGGGACTAAATCCACTGTCGTCATATTCACTATCAGCATTATCATCGAAGACTTGCTTGACCATGTGGCGGGGCATACACAAGAAACCCAGACCCAACCCTTTAGATTTAATCAAGCCATACTCAGGCTCGTACTCAGGTTGATCTCCTTCAAGATACTTGATGAAGAAGTTGGATGGTTCTTTGCGTGATGGGTATGTGGCAGCTACAATTCCTTTCTCCATAGACAGAGCAAAGATTGATAGGAAGTCTTGAGTTTCAAAGATAATATCATCATCCAGCCAGAACAGATAGTCAGCATCTGATTCCGTGAGGAATCTATAGACCAACCGATTACGAACTGAAGTAATAATACCATTCTCTCTCTCACTAACGATGTCTAGCTTGACACCAGCTTCCTTTAAAGTAACTGCGAGACTTGCAATAGCTAGTGCTGTTTCAATCGGAAGAAAACCCGAATAACAGGGAATTGCAATACACACACTCTTACCACTAATATCAAACTCTTTTTCGCCTTTTACGAACACGCTATTATCCTTAAATTAGCGGGGGACACTTTTGCCCCCCTTACTTAAATCACATCAGTTTACTTAGACACCAACAGAACCATAAACACAACGAGGATCAGACCAACCAAAGCTGTAACGGGCAGTTGCCTTATACTTAGCATTTTCGGTATCGAAATCGTTATCCATTTCGAACTGGTCACCACGACGCTCAAAGTACTTGAGACCATCAGCAACATCAGTAACGATGGTCCACTGGTCGCTATCAGTCAGATAGTGGTTAACAGTGAACTCAGGAATAACGCTCATCGTTTTGATAGCGTTCAGATCGTTGTTATCAGTACCAACACGACCATCCGAACCCAAGATACGCTTGGCTTCAAACATATTAGCCGGAGCGATAATCAGTTTCTTGGGTTTAGCTGCAATCAGCAGACCACGATCATCACGGAAAGCCGCAATGTCAATGTAGGCTTGCTCAAGAGCAGCTTCGCTCAGGTCAGCAGCAGTGGTAGGCATGTTGCTCCAAGTACCACCAGCCACGTTGGGATGGGAAGCATTCAGGAGGGTAACACCATCACCACCAGTGTAGCCAGAGGTAGTAGCACGGTTAAAGATGTTAGCAGCAACAATCTCTTTGGTCTGCTTCATGGAACGAGCCAGAGCATTTGCTTTACGCTTACCAACTTGATCGTACTGGTCATCTTCGTAGATCTCACGGGTGATAATGAAACCCAGTGCATACACGACATGGTTGTAACGAGTCGTGAAGCCCTGACGTTCCGTATCGTAGCTGATGGGGCCACCTTCAGACTTGACACCTGCAAGACCAAATGAAGACAGACCAACATCTTCTTCATATGCCTTGCTTGATTTGTTAACTTCAAAACCGAGAGATTTCCACTCTTCGGGGTAGTCGTTATAGGCTTTACCATAGATGGCATTGATGCCGGGCCAAAGTAGTTTGGCAAACGAACTTGAGGTAATAGTTGACATTAATTATTCTCCTTATTAGACAGCAGTCGTGCCAACAGAACCGTAGGCATGAGTGTTGATACGAACGAGTACTTTATTAGCAGTAGCATTCATTTCGTTATCAATACGAGTAACACCACCTACAATTTGTAGTGGGAGAGTAGACGTAGTATTTACGCCAGAAATGTCAACCTGCATACCAGAGGCACCTGTGGTGGTGGAACCAAGTGAGGCCGACCCAGAACCTTCTACAACACCTACGTTGAGGCCAATAGAAGCAAGAGCACATGCGCCATCTGCTTCAGCTTCAAAGATTAAATCAGGAGCATCAGCAACCAGAACGAAAGTCTTGGTCGAAGCAGCACGATACTGCGGGGTATCCAAAGAGATACTACCAGCGGTCATTTTACCATCTGGATCAATCTTTGAATTGAGAATACCAACGACAGCACCGACATACAAGCCAGAAGTTGCAGCAGCGGCTACAGGGGCTTCTACAGTAGGATAATTACCAGTAGCAGCAGCATCACTAAGTTTAACTAGATCGCCTACAAAGACGGGAATAGTCTCACCAGCAGCTACTTCATAAATATTAGCTTGCCCATTGTAGGGCGAGCCATTAAGATGTTTTACAGGCTTAAAACCTGAAACACGAGAAACGTTAGCCATTTAAATGACCTCCATATAAAGATTAAATTTTCCTACACAGAGGCTCAAAGAATTATTGTTATTCACCAATTTTGAGTTTTCCGTAGAAGCCAGCATCCTTTGCCTCTCGTTTCATCTGGGCTTCAATCTCATCTGCTTGCTGCTTACGAATAGCACGATCTTCATCGTACCATTCTTGCTTTTGACGCATAACATATGCCTGAACACCTTGACCAACGGAGACCTTTACGGGGCTACCTTCTTGTGTAGGGTTTGCAATTCGTTTGTCACCAACAGTAACATTCTTGTCAGTAACCATTTCGTATCCCATCTCTTGTAGAGTCTGGACGCGATCATCAATATCATTGACGATACGATATACATATCCGGGTTCTTGCCCCCTCACGTTTAGTTTATTGCGCGTACCATTAATGGACGTGCGACGTGTTCTAGTAGATGTTTCTTTTGGCATAGCCATTACGCAGCTCCTCGTAGTTTCTTGACTTCAGCAATATATGCTTCTTTCGTCATAATGCCGTTACGTGTGAACGTATTCATTACGCGAGTTTCCTCTTCTGTAAGAGTGAAAGAATCTCTTGATCCACCTTGTCTGGTACCACTACCCTCTACACCGCTTGGGCGGCTACGATTGGGGTTAGAGAATTCTTCTGGGTATGCTTTCTTAATTTTCTTAGACACATACTCAAGAACCTCATGTGGCTTCTTGTCTGGGTTGTTACGAGCGTAGGCTTCGCCAAAGGCATCTGCATCTGCTCGCATCTCAGTGTTTTTATCGTACCATTTATTCTCGGATACCCAAGAAGTAAAGTCTGGATGTGGTTCTGTACCAGCGTCTACTTTTTCTTGTGCGACTTGTGCCTTTTGGGTTTCCCGTACTTCAGCAATCTTGTCGTCAAGCTCTATGATCTTGTCTACATCACCAGATTCATATGCAGCTTTCTTTTGTGCCTTTAGAAATTCAACTGCGCGTTTAAACTCTGACTCTTTGACTTTAACATGATGCTCACTAAGCATCTTAATAGTCTTTTCAGAATCCTTGAGTTTCTTACCAAGAGCTTCGATTCGATCAATCAATTCTCCCTTAGCAACAAAGGTTTCAGCAGAGACCCACTTAGAACTGTCACCATCAAACTCTTCTTTTGGTTTCCAACCCTGCTCACGAGCACGATCTTCAATTGAGTCCTGTGGTGTACTTTTTACAACCTCTTGTTGTGAGGTTTGTTCTGTAGTAGCGGTTGTATCTTCTGCAACTTCTACTGATTGCTGCTGCTCTTCTAAAGCCATCTTAGGCATCCTCTTTGATAATTGCGACGATATCTTCGTCATTAAGCAGAACTAAGTCTGTTCCATCTTCATCTTTGATAAACTTACCTGCGTACTTAGCAAAGTAAACCTTATCACCTACCTGTGGAATATATGTAGCCCCAAAGTCTTTACCAAAGGTGTCGCCTACTGCGACAATAGTACCTTCTTCGGTAGCTGCTTGTTCCTTACGGGTAGTTGTATCTGGAATAATAATCCCAGACTCTGTAGTTTTTTCTACTGGTTTTAGTTTAACTAGAACACGATGTAGAAATGGAATAATAGTCACTCGTCTAAGTCCTCAACTGTAATACCAAGCATTTCACTGTATGCTTTAATCATACCTCGAACATAACTATCAAAGATTGGGTCAAGACCAGCCTGCCCTGCTAGTGTGTTCTTACCATCTTCAATCCTCATTTCACAGGCTTCAAACACTGCTTGTGTAATCGGCTCTGTCTTCCAGAGGTAGAAGTCATCTTTTGAGATGCTCACTTAGTTTGCTTCCCTTTCTGTTGGGTTGTTTTGAGTGCCATCTGATGTTTCTCTTCAGCTTGCCTCATGTTCATTGCGTGGGACATACCTGCTTCCCTTGCTTTGATGATTGCTTCAAGTTTCTTATACTCAATATCCACTGCTTTGATTTGTGCCTCAATCTGCATCTTTTGCTCTGCACCTGCGGCTTGCAACTTCATCTTTGCATCTTCTACTTGAATCTTGTGCTGTGCTTGCGTCTGTGCAAGCTGCATCTTCATCTGGCTTTCCTGCATCTTAGCTTCACTCTGTGCCTTAGCAGCTTCTGCGGCAGGATCAGGTTGTTGCTGTGGTTGCTGGATCATAAACTGTTGTGGGTTTGGAATCTCAAACGCCTCTAACAGATATGCTGTAACTTGCATTGGATCAAGAGTTCCAAGAGACATTACCTGCATTAGGTTCTGTGCTTTGGTCATCTTCTCTTGGGCCATAGTAGCTTGAGGATCAGCGGCAGGGGAGATATCATTCTCTGCTCCTGCGTAGTCACTCTGCTCAATCTTAGTATCTAGTGCCTCAACATATTGCTCTGGGTTAAGGTACCGATAGTTCAGTTTGTAGATCTTACGATACTCTTTTGTAAGACTACGGTATACCCGTTTATATACT